CGTGATCGACTTTTAGGAGGCCACATGCGGGTCGTTGGTGTTCTCGTTGTGGCCGGGTGGGCCTTGTTGACGGCTGCCGGGTGGCTGGTGGCGTTGCCGCTGGGCCTGGCGGTTGCCGGGCTGGGCTGCCTGTTCATGGCTAAGGCGGTCGTCTGATGGGGTTCTTCGAACAGCTCGGCCGGTCTTTGGCTGGCGGGGAAACCAGGGATGCGTCGGATGAACGGTGGTGGGGTCCGCTTGCCGGGTTGACATCGTCGACCTATTCGGGACGTCATGTCGATCCTGATTCGGCTATTGAGAACACCGTTGCGGTGTATTCGGCGGTTTCGCTGCTGGCGGAAACCATCGGTTCGCTGCCGTTCCACATGTTCCGGAAGACCGATGACGGTCGGGAACGTGTAATCCCCGGTCCGGGCGGTCCTGGCCGTCTCGCACGGCTGCTGCATGAGGCTCCGAACCGTGAGATGACCGCGCAGGAGTATTGGGAGAACGTCGAGGGCCACAAGCTGCTGTGGGGCAACCATTACAGCTACATCGTGCGGGATGGTGCTGGCCGTGCGTCGGCTCTGTGGCCGTTACGTCCCGACATGATGACGGTGTCGCGGCTTCCGAACGAGCGTGGCTTGCCTGTCGGCCCGAAGATTTACACGTACCAGTTGCCGACGGGGGAAACTCGTGGGTTTGGACGGTCAGACATACTGCACGTCACCGACTTTTCAACGGACGGTCTGAAGGGCATGTCCCGGATCGAGGTGGCACGGAACGCTATCGGTGTGGAGCAGGCTGCCGGCGAGTATGCGGGCAGGTTCTTCAACAACTCTGCCCGTCCGGACGGCATCCTGTCCACCGAACAGCGTATGGACGACGAGGACACGAAACGTGTTCGGGTGCAGTGGGAGAACCTGCATAAGGGCCTGTCGAAGTCGCAGCGGGTCGGCATCCTTCATTCTGGCCTGTCGTGGCAGTCCATCGGTGTCCCGCCGAAGGACGCGCAGTTCATGGAGGTCCGCCGGTTCCAGATCGGTGAGATCGCCCGTTTGTATCGGATTCCGCCGCACATGATCGGTGATGTGGAGCGGTCGACGTCGTGGGGTTCCGGTATCGAGCAGCAGTCCATCGGGTTCGTGGTGTACACGCTCCGTCCGTTGTTGAAGCGGATCGAGGGGGCGGTTGCCCGTGACCTCGGTGACCCAGACACCGGTTCAACCCTTCACGACGTCGACATGTATGCGGAGTTTCAGGTCGAGGGGCTGTTGCGTGGCGATATGGCAGCCCGTTCGGACTTCTACAGCAAGGCGATCAACGACGGGTGGATGGTTCCGAACGATGCACGGTCGTTGGAGAACATGCCCCCGTTGCCTGGTATGGACCGGCCACGTATCCAGTCCGGTTTCGTCCTGATCGACGAGGACGGCGAAACGGTGCCGCTGAACCAGCCGTCCCAACCTGACCTTTTGGGCAGGTCACGGCCGGAACGTATCCGTGCCGCATATCAAGAACATCTGAACGAGCTGGCTAACGGAGGTCCGTCATGACGGTCACCATCGAACGTAGATATGCGACCTTGACGGACGTCGAGGTTCGCGAAACCGACGGGGGAGGGCTGCGGTTCACCGGCCATGCCGCCGTGTTCAACTCCCCAACCGACCTCGGGCCGTTCCGTGAGCAGGTCGCCCCCGGCGCGTTCAAGGCCACCATCCGGCCGGAACGGTCCGACGTGAGGTTCCTGTACAACCACGAGCCTGACTCTGTGATGGCCCGCACTACCAACGGCACCCTCCATCTGAGGGAAGACGCTATCGGGCTGCTGGCCGAAGCCGACCTTGACCCGTCCGACGTGGATGTGCAACGGCTCGTCCCGAAGTTGCGGTCGGGGAACGTGTCACAGATGTCGTTCGGGTTCCGTGTCGTCAAGGACGAGTGGGAAGAGGACGGCGATGACGGCCGGGAGCTTCGCACACTGAAGGAAGTGCAACTTTTCGACGTGTCTGCTGTGACGTTCCCGGCGTACGACGACACTGACGCTGCACTCGCGTCGATGGCACGCGGCACGGTCGCGGTCGCCGAGTCCCGAGGGATGTCGGCCGATACCGCGCAGGTTGCTGACGCCATCCGCGATTCCATGACTTCCCCTCACGAAGAGGGGACGGAAGACCCTCCTGCCGTCCGGCAGGAGCAGACCAACGAAGATGACCCGCACCCGGACACGTCTCCCGTGCCGTCAACTTCTCGGTCGCATCTGCAATCCCGGATCGCCTACTTGGAAACGACCCTGTAGGCGCAGAAGCCGACACAAGGAGATCATCATGGCTTCGATCAATGAGATGCGCGCCGAGCGTGCCCGCATCTTCGAGCAGGCGAAGGCTCTCGTGGCTCGCGCGCAGGACGAGGACCGCGACCTTAGCGGTGAGGAACAGGCCGCGTGGGACGAGATGAACGCGGACATCGACCGGCTCGCGAAGGACATCAACGACACCGAGCGGAAGGAACGGATCGACGCGGTCCGTAACTCCCTCAACCCTGACGCGCAGAGTTCCGGTAGCCGGACTCCCGAACGGGACTTCGAGCGCCGGTTCACCGGGTTCCTCGCTGGGGAAACCCGCAGCTTCACCGTGACGGCCAGGGACCTGCTGGAGTCACGGCAGATCGTGACCGGGTCCGCTCCCGGTTCGAACGCTGTGCCGGTGTCGTTCCTGAACCAGCTCCACGAGCACCTGATCGAGTCGTCCGCGATCCGTCAGGTGTCTCCGACGGTGCTGAACACCTCTGGTGGTGAGGAGCTTCGGGTCCCGAAGACGACCGCACACCAGACCGCTTCGCTGATCGGTGAGAACACGGCGCTGCCGTCGACCGAACCGACGATGGCGACGGTGACCCTGGGTGCGTACAAGTACGCGAACCTGTTCCAGGTGTCACGCGAGTTCATCCAGGACGAAGCGGTCAACGTGATGGAGTACCTGTCCCGGATCAACGGGCAGGCGCTGGGGAACGCTACTGGCGCGCACTTCGTTTCTGGGTCCGGCACCAACCAGCCGCGCGGTGTTGCTACCGCTGCAGCTATCGGACACACCCAGGGCGGCGGTCCGGCTGCACCCACCGGTGACAGCCTGATCGACCTGCAACACTCCATCGTGTCCGGTTACCGCCGGAACGCGTTCTGGCTGATGAACGACTCGACCGTTGCGGCGGTCCGCAAGATCAAGTCGAATGACAACCAGTACCTGTGGCAGCCTGGCCTTCAGGCCGGACAGCCTGACACGATCCTGGGCCGTCCCGTCGTCACCGACCCGAACGTGGCCGACACGTCCGCGAACGGGAACAAGTCGGTGCTGTATGGCGACTTCTCGGGCTACTACATCCGTGATGTGCAGGCGGTCACGTTCGAGCGCAGTGACGACTATGCGTTCAACACCGATCTTGTCACGTTCCGGGCGATCCTCCGTACCGACGGTGATCTGGTCGACGAGAACGCTGTGAAGGCGTTCACGACTGAAACCTGATCCTGTGGGTGTAGGGCCGGCCGCAGGGTCGGCCCTACACCGCTCACTAGGAGGTTCCTATGGCGACGGTCAAGATGTTGCGTTCTGTGTCTGGTGCGGTTGGCGGGCATTACAACGTCAAGGTTGGTGACGTCATCGACGTTGCCGATGTTGTGGCTGACGATCTGTGTGACCGTGAAGATCAGCACAAGCTGGCGGAACGTGTCACCAAGAAACGTGCGGGACGGAAGAAGGAAACTGCGTCTGCGCAGGCTCCGGAAGCTGCGGTGCGGCCGAAGGCGGAACCGCGTGCCGGTTGATGCGACTGCTGCCGACCTTCGTGACGGTGCTCGTCGGGCACTGGCCGACGACCTGCAGGCGTTCGTCGACCGGCACGAAGCCATCTTCGGACGGGTCGGGTCTATCGACGAGACGTTGTGGACTGATCGTGCGCAGGATGTCATCTTCGAGAACGGGAAGCGGACGGCGACCCAGTTCGGACGGCTCCTGTACACGCTGCTGTCGGGACGTACTGCGTCACCGGTGGAGGAACGGTTCCGTCCGGACTTCCTCGACCCGTGGATCGGCAAGGTGTCGAGGAACGTGGCGTCGGCGATGGTTGTTGCGATGGCTGTGTCGTTGGATGACGATCAGGACCCGTCCGACATGTTCGGTTCGTTCCGTGAGTCGGCCGCGTTGATGGCCGGGTCGTTGACGACGTCGTTCGCGAACTTCGGTGCCCATGATGGCGCACGGGCGGCGGGTGCCGGGTCGAAGACGTGGCAGGTCACGTCGTCGAATCCTCGGTCGTCGCATGCGTCGTTGGCTGGAGAAACGGTCCCGTTGGGTCAGACGTTCTCAAACGGGTTGCGATGGCCGGGAGATCGTGATGGCGGCATCGACGAGACAGCGAACTGTCAATGTTCGTTGTCGTTCGTGCGTGCGAACTGACGGAAGGGGACGCGCTGATGTGGCCGACCGCTGATGAACTGCGTGTCCTGCTGGGAGCACCGGACTGGAACGCTGACGACTACAACCGTGCCCATCTCCTGCTCGAGCTCGCGGTCGGCTTGGTTGAGGGTGAAGCCCGTCAGCCGCTGGGCGAGTCGACCGACACGTTGACGGTGGACGGGTCGGGGACGGCCGTGCTGGTCCTGCCGCGCCGTCCGGTGTCGGACGTGTCCGACGTCACCATCGGGGAGACGACCGTCGAGGGGTACAACTGGTCGCCGGCTGGTCTGCTGCATCGCACGTCGGGGGTGTGGCCGTACGGGCTGGCGAACATCGACGTGACGGTGACCGCAGGGTTCGCGGCGGTGCCGAGGGACCTGTGGAAGGTGGTGCTGTCCTCGGCGAAGCGCGGGTGGACGATCCCGGAGGGCATCCGTCAGGAGTCGCTTGGCGACCATTCGATCACCTATGACGGGAATACGGTGAACCTGTCTGAGCCGGAGATGGCGGTTGTGCGCCGCTATCAGGTGTCGGTGCCGCGATGATTCCGACCCACCGGTTCACGACCCCGTTGCAGGTGTGGCGGCGGGTGACCGCCGACGACACGGGTGGCGGGCAGACGACCGAGTGGGTGCAGGCGGGGACGGTGTTCGGTCAGGTGTCGCAGCCGTCCGCAGAGGACCGGCGTGTCGCACAGCAGTCGGGTGGGGAGCTTGCACATGTGGTGCATTGCCATCCTGCGGCTGACGTGAAACGTGGTGATCGTCTGGTGTCGCCGGACGGTCGTGATCTGAAGGTGGCGGTGACGACGGTTCCGTCGCAGCAGCGGTATCTGCGGGTGGAGTGCTGGTCCGTGCAGACGGGGGGCTGACATGGCACGCATCCGCATGGAGATACAGAACGAGCACGAGCTGCGGGAGAAGCTGCTGCGG